TACAGTAACAGTAGAAAGCTCTGATGGTACTAATGCTGTACTACCAGCAGCAACTACTTCTGATGCTGGTATTATGTCTGCTGCTCAAGCAACTGAACTTGATAATGGTGCTGCATCTTATACACAACCTTGGAAGTAAGGAGGTAATATGTCGAGGACAATTATAGATAACGTATCGACACTGACTACACCTCAAGATATGATGCAAGCAATTGATGATAACTTTGAAGAGTTATATAATAATGTAATAGATTTCAATCCTGCATCTTATGGAGCTGTCGGTGATGGTACGACTGATGATACCACAGCTATCACAAACTGCATAACTGCTGCTGAAACTGCTGGTGGTCGTGTGGTACTGGATAAGATATATAAATTAACAGACAAAGTTAATATACCTCCTGGTATAAGTGTGATAGGTGCGTCCAGAGATACTGCTGGTTTTGTAGTGGATGAAGATGATTTCAACTTATCCGCTGATGGAGTTCTTAATCTACAGGTAAGTACCAAGTATGGACCGAGGATCGAGGACATCCAGATATCAGTTGATAGGGATACTACAGAAACTGTTAGAGCTAATCTAACTGATGTTCCACCTGCTATATATGCTGTAGCATGTCCTCGTTTCTTCTTAAAGAACATAAGAATTAATAGGGCATCAGTTGGTATTGATGCAACTGGCAACTCTGGTGGTGCTCATATTACAGACTGTGAGATAGGTGCATATGATTATGGCTTAAAGATAGATGGAGCTCTTGACTTTATGTATATTGATAACATAGAGTTCTGGCCGTTTGGTCTTGCCATGACAGATAGTGTTGATATTTATAAGGACGGTACAACTATTGGACTTGATTGTAGGGACTGTGATGGTATAGCCATTGGAAAGCTGACTACATTCTGGAATCAAACTAATATTCATGGTGGCTTTGGGACTGCTGATTCTATCTTGTGTGATGGTAAGTACAGTAGAGTTCTTATATCTGGTGGTACTAACTTAAACATAGGATCTTTATACAGTACCAGCGATGCAGATGATGATTATGTTGCTTGGGTAACCGGTGTCAATACTAATGTTTGTATTGGGAGTCTATGGATTACAAATAATGTTAACATAGATACAACGTACCCAGGACAGTTAATCATAGATAGTGCTACATGTGAGTTAGTTATTAGTAATATACATGCAACTATAGTGGGTGTTAATACCAGGCTATTGTCAGCAACTGCTGGTACTGTCTGCATGAGCAACGTCTACTTGACAGCTCCTGTGGATAGTACACTTCAAAGCAGTATGATATACTCTTCTGGTGCATTGCTTAATATTACTAACCTCAAAGCTGTAGATATGGGTACAGGTTCAGGTACTCTTATTGAATGCACTACTGATATAGAACATCAGCTCTCTAATATCATAGCTAAAGGATGGACAATAGACTTAGCTGCTAATCATTTAAAACCACAACTAAGTAATATCCTAAGCGGTACTGCTACTGATGGTAACAGAGTGATAGGTAATAGAAAGTTGTATGAGTTTAATATAACATTAGACGAAAGTGGTAACGGAAGTGTAAGTACAAACTTTCCTGTGCATGACCAGGTTAGGTCTATGACAGCAGTAGCAGATACTGGAACTTATTGGTTCGCCCCTCCACCTCAGTTTATTACAATAGGATCAGGGGTTATAGTATTTAATACTAATGATACTAACTATGCAGGTTATGTACTCACAATCAGAGTTGAAATGGAATTAACATAATAGAATGAGGGGAGCTTCTTGCTTCCCTCTAACTTTAAAGGAGGTATATGTCACTAACATTTAGTCAGACTCAAGGTAATGGATCAACCCTTATGTACTCTATTGTGGCTGAGGGTGGTTACTTTGATGAAGAAGATATCGTAGTAGAGTTGATAGATGTGGAAACAAGAGAAGAAACAGTATTAACTCTTGGAACAGATTACACAATAGATAGTAATATGGTAATATTTGACACTGCACCTACCAGTGATTACTATGTAAGGATAAGAAGAGAAGTGGATCTGGATAATACTTATTCTACTTTCCAGAGAGGTAATGACTTCGGTAAGGATAATCTTAATAAGTCGTTCTTGAAAGCTCTATACCAGATTCAGCAATTAGCTGATGGCTTTAGAGAGGATGGATTCTACTGGAAGCAAGATAACAATGCAGGTAACAGAAAGCTTATTAACCTGGCAGATGGAGAAGAAGAAGGAGATGCTGTAACCTATGGTCAATATCAGAATGTACTTGGAACTATAGAGACTGCACAGGAACTTCTTGAACAAGCTGCTATAGATGCAGCTACCGCAGAGGCTGCTGCTGATTCTGCTGAGGCTGATGCTGCTGAGCTTAGCGATGCCTTAGATGATATTGATCTTAATAATGCACATAGGGTGGATACTGATAACCCTCATGGAGTTAATGCTGCTGACATAGGATACAATGCCAGTGATGTCTTATCTAAGCTGCTGACAGTTGATGGCTTAGGATCAGGGCTGGATGCAGATAAGGTTGATGGGATAGAAAGTGATAGGCTTCTTGGATTATCCGATTCATCTTATGGAACAACGGGAGACCCTGATAATGCAGGGGTTGGAGTCATACTAACTAAACATGCTAATACACCTTATGATGGTCCATGGTGGCTGATTCAGACGATTCAAAGTCATACGGATTCTGATGTGAAAGCGCAAATAGCATATAGAACAGACGCAACAAGTAGGGTATTCTTTAGACAGAAAGATGGTACATCCTGGACCGATTGGGTATCTATGCACAATACTGTATCAGATAGAGGAGCAGTAGATACAGCAGGGACATGGACTATAAATAACTTAGAGGTAGGTGTTCCATTGCATCTTATAGCTCATACTTCCTCACCTACAACAAGCAGAGTAGGTATAGAATACAGAGTTACAGGAGGTGCCACCACAGGTAATACAGGTGGATCAGGTGCTCACTGGAACCTTACAACAAGTGGAACGAAAGGTGAGGGAACAGCTAACAGTTGTGTTATCATACCGACCAGCTCTACAGTCACTGTTGAAATTGATGACATCAGCACCGGTTTTGTTCTGACAGCATATCAATAGTAAGTGTTCTCAATATCTTATAAAATCGATACATTAGGGACCAGTATTGAACGATAAGATATTTGATAAGGAGGTGTACATGAGAATAACTGCTGCATGGTTTAGCTGTCTTACTGCCGTTATACTTCCTATTGTTGCTTCCTTGATTTTACTTTATTCAGATGTTCAATCAATTAAAGTAACCAAAGCAAGTAACCAGGATATGATGGACTTAAAGGTACAGTTTACAGAACAAATGACTAAGAACACCAGTGCTATAGAAGCATTGAACGAAACTTTAAAACTAATAAGGGAGGAATTGAATGAGCAATAAGAATGCTGCTACTGAAAATTCTATAGGTAAACTCCATAAGCTTATTACAGATTGCCATACTATGAAGCTGGACGCTATGCTTGATATGGCTAAAGGCTTTGAAGAGCTGGGCGCTCTGGACTCTGTTATAGAAGCTATTAATACCAGAGATATTTCTGCTATCCAGAAATGGGTAGAGTACAATGGAGTGACAGCTATAGCTGCAAATGAGGATGGAGAGTCTGAACTCTCTAAGAAACTTAACGCTCTTAAAGATAAACAGAAAGGAAAGGTTATTTCTTTTAGAGAAGCAGGGAATGAATAACTATGGCTAAAGTAATGGCCGAAGATAAACAATTAGAGATGTGGGAAGCGTTGAGCGAAGTGCAGAATACTTTTCCGGATAATGTGGATGGATTTCTTCTCTTTGCTCAAACTTGCATTAATCAACTAATACCAGGAGAACCAGACTTAAATAGAGTACAGGCTGATATATGTAAGTGGTTATATGCAGGGCCTTCCTTTAGAATGGTACAGGCACAGAGAGGCCAGGCCAAAACTACACTTACTGCTATTTATGCTGTATTTAAGATTATTCATAACCCAAAGCTTAGAGTCTTAATTGTATCTGCTGGTGGTAGGTTATCAGAAGATATTGCTAACTTTGTTATTCAAATCTTAGAAGGTCTTGAATTTCTTTGGATGCTAAGAGCTGATAAGAACAGTGGAGACAGATCATCAGTGAAAGGTTATGATGTTCATTGGGTATTCAAGGGAGTTATTATGGCACCTTCTATTAAGTGCTTAGGTGTAGACTCTAACGTACCTGGTAACCGTGCAGATATTATTATTGCAGATGACATAGAAAGCCCTAAGAACTCAAGAACAGTTGTAACAAGAGAGCTATTGGAAGATTTAACTAAAGAGTTTGAATCAGTATGTTCTAATGGTGACATCCTGTACTTAGGTACTCCTCAGTCTACTGAGTCAATTTATAATAACTTACCAGGACGTGGCTATGCTATCCGTATCTGGACTGGACGTTATCCAACTTTTGAACAAGAAGAGAATTATGCTGGTTCACTTGCACCTATGCTTATTAAGGATATGAAAGCAGATCCTTCTATAAGAACTGGTGGTGGCATGGATGGTTTACAAGGTAGCCCTACCTGCCCCGAGATGTTTGGTGAAGAGATACTTCTAACCAAGGAGATATCTCAAGGACCGGCTAAATTCCAGCTTCAATTCATGCTTAAT